TTTTGTTAATCCTTTAACTTCTAGGGTATATGGTGCAAATAGAGCTGTTAATATCACACAAAGAAGTGATAGTGATGTGGCAACTTTAACTGTAAGAGTTCAAAGATATTCAGATAATGATATTTGGTTGAATGAACAAGTAAACAATGAAACACCTATAATTTTTGAGGGTAGTTTAAAAGAGGTTTATATTAAAGATGGTAGTGAGTCTGTAGAGTCTTATGAGATAATTTCAGGAAGCATAACTACTAAACCAACTTATACTAAAAACAATCAAGATGGTAATGCTACTGTTGAGTATGTTTTAGAAGGCTTTATGCGAAGATTAGTTTAATTAAGAGGGATTAATTTCCCTCTTTTTTATTATCTAATATCCATTGACAAGCTTTAAATATTGCTTCAATTTCGGAATCTGCTAAAAATGATTCTAAGCAGTACTCTGGAAATTCAGAAGTCCAATCGTCCAGATAAATGAAACAAATTCCCTTTCCTTTACAATAACTTCTACTTTGTGAATCTAAAATATATCCTCGTTTCAAAGCATATTGTTTACACTTAAAGGCTAATTCGTAGATATTAATAGACTTACGAATAGAATCTTTATTATCAGATAATCTACCATCACAACAAGATTTAAGCAAACATTTTTCATAATATTTTAAATCATTTCCAAACTTTTTTAAATCAATAATATCTTCTATTTTTATATTTATTACTTCACTCAATAACTCTTTACTAATCATATTTACTCCTTTAATATTTAAAATAATTTTAACAAATTAATCCTTTTATCTCACTTAACTATTTTAGATATAATAAAAATAAAAAAGGAGTACCTATGGCAAGTCAAGTAGAACTTGTTACAAAGTTTAGCTTTATAGGCTCATTAAATCCTCTTAATCAATTAAACAAAGGCTTAGATACTGGAATTGGTATGCTCTCAAAACTCGGTGCTGGATTAGGTGTCGGTGCAGTTGCATTTAACTATTTTAATCTAAATATGATTGATGCTATCGACCAGCAAAACGACCTAGCAATAACATTAGGTGTATCAATACAAGCACTTCAAGAATGGGGTTATGTAGCTCAACTTAGTGGAAGTTCTGCACAAGCATATGAATCTTCAATTGGTGGATTGTCTCAAGCAATTGGAGATACTGCAAACGATGTAGGAAGAGCAAAAGCTATATTTGAGAAAATGGGTATTAGTGTAAAAGATGCAACGGGTAAAGTAAAATCTGCTGATGTTGTAATGGAAGAGTTAAGACAAAAATTAAAAGGTTTAGAAAAAACAGAAAAAATATCTATCTTAAGCAAACTTGGAATTGATAGAAGTATGCTACAAATGTTAGAGTCTAGCGATGAAAGTATTAATAAACTAAGATTACAAGCTAGGGCATTAGGTATTACAACTGATGAAGAAAAAGAGAAAGTGGCTGAATATAAAGACTCAATGGACACTTTAGGTTTTGCCTTTACTGCTTTAGCTACTAAAATGCAAATATCACTTACACCAGCCATTAAAGAATTAGCTGATAATTTTGTTACTATGATTGAAGACAACAAAAAAGGCATTGACAAAATGATGGAAATTGTAAGATTGGCAGGTGTTGCATTTACAAATTTTGGAAAAGCTTTAATCGGTATGTTTACAAATATGAGTGATGGTCAAAAGGATTTATTAGCCTTAATTGCTGGAATATATGGATTGAATAAAGCTTTAAAAATGTCACCAATGGGTAAACTTATATCTTTAATAACTGGATTAATTTTAGTTGTTGATGATTTAACAGTTGGTTTTGCAGGTGGAAAATCTGTAATAAAAGAATATTTTGAGTCATTCGATATTGATATTTTAAATAGAGTTTTAGCAACATTAGGACAGCTTGCAGTCGGTTTTGCACAGATTGGTTTCGCAGTTGATAGTACCTTACTTGGAGTTGGTAAGTTAATGAACTTCTTAGGTGGTGATTTTGATTTAAGTAATTTAGAAAAAAGCATTGCAGATACAGATAAGTATATAACTGATAAAAGAGCTGAATGGCAAGGACAAATAGCAACGGCTCAAGGTAATGAAGCAGTTATGAGAAATCAAGGTAATATGGTAGATATGTGGGAAAAAAATGCAGTACCTACAAATATGATAAATAAAAATGCTTCAAGCGTAGTAAACAATAATATTAATATGGAAGTTAAAACAAACGACCCAATGAATGCTGGAATAAATGTTAAAAATACTTTAACAGATTATTTAAAAGATACTAATTCAACTATGAACAAAGGGGGCTATTAATGATTGACAATATTGTAAAAGGTTATCTATACAAGAAAAAAGATGAAAAGCAAACAGTGGGAATTGGTGGATTTAATCTTGATGTAAGATTTGATTCATCTATTAGCTTCACAATGGTAGCTCCTGAAAATTATGTTGAAGATGGAAGCGTGATAAATGACCATATTGTAAACGACCCTATCACTTTATCAATAAGTGGTGAAGTAGCTGATATTCATTTAAAACCTAAATTTGATGACTTTGTTCTTGAAACTATAAGAGAAAAAGTACAATTTAAGGTTATAAATACTGTATTAACTAAACAGCAACAACAAAAGATTCAAAGTGTAGTAGATAAGATTCAAAGTGTTGTGAAGTTAGCTAATAAAGGTTTTGATATATATAATCGTTTCAACAATAGAAACAAACCTATATCAAAAGTTAGAACCGTGCAAGATGATTTTTTTGACTTATTGGAGTCGAACTATATTAATAAAAGATTAATAACTATTGAAATGCCTTTTAGAAATTATGAAAATATGCTCATAACTTCTTTAACTATTACAAAAGATAATTCAACTAACCAAAAGTTAAAATATTCTTTATCTGCAAAAGAAATAAGATTTGCTGAAATTGCATACGCTAAAGCTGATGTTTACTTTAATAAACCAACTGCTAAACCTACAAGTACAACAAAAGCTAAAACAACAGCTAAAAAAGATAATGGTGTAACTGATACAAAAGATGTACCAGCGAAAGTAAAATCTGCACTTTATTCGTTAAAAGGAAAATGATGAAAAAACTATTATTAACAGAAGATATACATCAATCAAATTTAATCCCTTTTGAAGATGATTATATAAAATTAGAAATGAAATTTATTGAGAATTGCTGGTTTGCAAATGTAAGTTTTAAAGGTAAAACAATTAACGGAATTAGATTAGTTTCGGGGGTTTTACTATGTGCAGGAATTAATTTCCCGTTCGATATAGTTGTGGACGATAAAGGACTTGAACTTGACCCATTTGATGTGGATAGTTTTACTAACGAGGTATTTGATTTGTTGTTGTTGGATAGAAGTGAGATAACAGCTTTAAGGTCTTACGATGTTGAATAGTTCAAGATTCGGAAGAGATTACGAATTAATAATAACTCTAAATACGGGTGAAGCTGTAATAATCAAACCTAATATCAGGGTGCAATTCGATGTAGTTAAATCGGTTGATGGGGGCTTAAATAGTTGTAGGATTAGGATTTATAATCTATCAAAAGATAAAAGAAAAAAGCTTATTAAAGAAGATATGGATACTAAAATCAAGATGCCTTTTCTTCTAAAAGCTGGATACAATAAAATAGAAACACTTTTTAAAGGTTTTATTCTAGAATCATTTAGCGAAAAGAGTGGAGCTGATATTGTTACTACTATTGTTTCGATGGATGGATTAGTAGATGCTCAAGGTAGCTACACATCTACAACAGTAAAAAAAGGTGATGCAATAAATGTAATTTTAAAGGATATGCCGAACACTACAAGAGCAAGAATATCAGATAGGCCCGTTGTAAATCGTGCAAAAGTCTTAGTTGGAAATAGTTTAAAGTTAGTTGAAAACAATTTAAAAGATGATGAAACTTATTACATAGATGAGGGTAAACTATATATCATAAAACAAAATGAAGTAGTAAGCGATATAATTCCATTAGTAAATGCTTCAACTGGATTATTAAATACGCCAACAAAAAAGAAGTATGAAGTAACATTCAATACTCTTTTAAATCCAAGCATTAGAATAGGTTGTCAAGTTAAGTTAGAATCAATTTACGCTGAAAATCTAAACGGAACTTATAAAGTATTAACAATAACTTATCGAGGGGACTCAAGCGGTACTGATTGGAGTCAAGAGGTTATTTGTGTTAGATTGAACGAAACTAAATTACTTTTAGCTGAAAATGAGAAAGCAAATAAGGATAGTAAAGCCACTAATTAAAGTGACTCTTTCCATCCTTTATTACTAAGTTCATATCTTGAACCATTTGTAAAATACACCTCTAAATGTATATTATTGTCAATGTTTTCCAATATATGATAAATTCTTGATATTTCTAAAAAATTTTCTCGATTAAGATTTCCTAAATTAGCAAATAAAAAACTTTCTATATTACATGTAAATAGTCCAAGAACACCTCTTTTATTTATTTCCACTTCGACTGTTATATTTTCATTTTCTAAATACAGATAAATTCCATTTACTCTGATAAATTCTACCTTCAAAACTGTTTTCTTCATTATCTATTCCTCTTTTTTGTTTTATTAAAATAATTTTAACTAATATAAACTTAATTCTAAATAAATATTATTGATTTAGCTATAATAAAAATAAAAAAGGTTGATAATGAATTACAACGAAAATTCTAAACCAACATTAGAAAGCACGATTTTAAATAGTATTCGGGGTGCGATGGTTGATACACATACAACTTTAATAGCTAAAATTACAAAAGTAAACCAAAAGACAATCGACTGTAAACCAGTAATAAGTAGGCTGGTAAATGATAAAGCAGTTGATTTACCCGTATTTATTGAAGTGCCAGTTATTAACTTTTTAGGTGGAAGTTCATCTATTCAAATGCCTTTGGCTGTTGGAGATTATGTTATATTACTTGTTATGGAACGATGCTTTGACAATTTTTATGCTGGTAATGATTTTCAACCACCCCTAGAAGCTAGAATTCATGATTATAGTGATTCTATTGCTATTTGTGGAATTAAAAATATGTTCGGAGAACTAGATATTCCTGATGTTATTACAATAATGGGGGATGCTTATTTTCAAGGTAATCATGAGCATAATGGAAACCTATCAAGAAATGGAAATGTAAATATTATAGGAAATGTAAATATTGATGGCACTTTAGCTGTAACTGGTGATATTATTTTAAATGGTGTAAGTTTAGATAATTTTGTAAATAATCATACACATTCAGGAGTTCAATCAGGTGGCTCAAATACTGGAATACCAAATTAAAGGATAAATGTGAAATTTAGAAGATTAAAAAATGATGACTGGACTTTTGGAAGAGGTGTATCAAATTACGCTGATTCAGATGAAGCGATTTTACTTAATTGCAAAACAAGATTGTTAAGCTTTAAAAATGACTGGTTTCTTGACCAAAATCAAAACATAGATTGGTTTACAATTTTAGGGCAAAAAAATAATGAAGAAACAATACTAAATGAAGTTGAAAGAGTTTGCTTAAATAGTGAAGGAATTGTTAATGTTGTAT